TAACAGGTAATTTAGATATAGATAAATTAAATATAATAAATACTATTCATTCTCCCATAAAATATAAATTAGAAGATTATAATGATAGTGTTAAAGAATTTGCTTTAAAACATAAAAAGTTTTATCAACAATTAAATGGAGAATAAAATTTTAATTAGTTTTGATTTAACTCCTAAGGTTGAAATAGTAGGAGAAGAAAAAAAAGACTATTTTATTGAACTTATTGATAAGGATACTAATAAAGTAATCCATTCTGCTTCTATTAAAAATAATATGTGGACCCAGGCTAATAGAAGATGGTACACTAATTGGATTGTAAAAGTAAATGGTAAAGTAGAACACGAATTTAATTTAACAGATAAAAAAGTTAAAATATCATTTGAATCTAAATCAGTAGGAGATACTTTAGCTTGGGTTCCCCAAGTAGTAGAATTTCAAAAAAGATATAATTGTAAAGTTTATGTTTCTACTTTTCATAATGAATGGTTTAAAGGTTTAGATACATATAAAAATATTAATTTTATACCACCTGGGGTAGGAGGTGATTTTTATGCCCATTATGCTTTAGGATGGTTTAAAACAAATGAACAATGGGATGAAGGTAATTACCACTTAAATAAACCTAATACAATACCTTTAATTCAGGCTGCTACTGATATGTTGGGTTTGCCATATAAAGAAATAAATTATGGAATTGATTTTAAACCTGGTAAACGTCCTATAAAAGAAAAATATATTTGTATAGGACCTCGTTCTACAGCTGGTTTAAAAGAATGGCCTTACCACTATTGGGAATTTTTAGCTAAAGATTTAAATGAATTAGGATATAAAGTAGTTAATGTATCATATGAGGGATTCACCCAAAAACATATAATAAACAAAGAAAAATTAAATTGGGAAGATACCTATAATTATCTTTACCACGCAGAATTATTTATAGGATTAGGTTCTGGTTTATCTTGGTTTAATTGGGCAATGGGTAAACATACCTTAATGATAAACAATTTTATACCTTATGGATATGAAATGACCCATAACACAACTAAAATAGAGGACCACTCAGTATGTAATAACTGCTGGGTAGATAAAAGATTTATGTTTGATAAAGGTAAATGGGATTGGTGCCCTAGACATCAAGGAACAATGTCTCAACATATTTGCCATAAAGCGATAAAACCTAATATTGTTTTAAAGAAAATTCAATATTTATTAAAGTTCAAATAATCAATATATATTTATAATCAAAGTTACATTATGTCAAAAACAATTAAGTTACAAGAAGAAGAGTTGCAAAATATTAAAGGAGCTCAAACTAAAATTACACAATTAATTTATGGATTGGGTCAACTTGAAGTTCAAAAAACAAATGTTTTAACCCAACTAGAGGAAGCTCAAATGGAACAAAACAAACTAGGTAAAGAACTTCAGGAAAAATATGGAGAAGGAAATATTAATCTAGAAACTGGTGAAATTACCTTAACAGAAAAATCAGAATCAACAGAATAAATTGGTTTTTTGAAGGGGGTTTCAATATTTATAAGAAAATAATACTTAAATAAACACATAAAATGGCAGAAACTCTATTATCTCCTGGTGTATTAGCCCGAGAAACTGACCAATCATTTATCCAAGGACAACCTGTACAAGCTGGTGCCGCAGTTATCGGTCCTGCTGCTAAAGGACCTGTTGGTATTCCCACATTAGTTACTTCATATAGTGAATATCAAGCAATTTTTGGAAGCGATGTTACTAGTGGCTCACAACAATATGAGTATTTAACTCAAACCTCAGCTAACAATTACTTTTCTCAAGGTGGAACTTCATTATTAGTTACCCGTGTACAAAGTGGTAGCTTTACTGGTGCTACAAGTACAGCGGTTTCTAATTCACTTGATAACGCTGCTTTTGAATTAACTACTTTAGCAGAAGGTGAAATTATGAATAGTGGTACAGCTGAAGGAAGTAATAATACCCTTACAAATGGTACCAAAGATAATATTCGCTGGGAAATTCAGGGAGCAAATACTGATAATGGAACATTTAGTTTAATAGTTCGCAGAGGAGACGATAGTAGTAAACAGAAAAATCCATTAGAAACTTTTCAAGGTTTATCATTAGATCCTAAAGCTCCAAATTACATCTCTAAAGCAATTGGAGACACTTCTTATACAGTAGAACAAGATGGTACTGATTACTATGTAAAATCTACTGGTACTTATGTTAATAAAAGTAAGTATATTAGAGTAAGTGCTGTAAATTCACCTACACCTGATTATTTTGATAATAATGGAGTAGCAAAATCAGCATATACAGCTTCTATCCCAGTTGATGGATCTGGATCATTTACTGGAGCTACTGGTACCTTATTTGATGGTCAAGAGGCTTTATTTAATGGTAACATTACATCTGCTAATATTCAAGGTTTAAGTCAACTAGATTATACTCAATCTATTAACCTATTAAGCAACAAAGACGAATATAGATACAATTTACTTACCGCTCCTGGACTAAACTATACAGACCATGGTACTGCAGTTAATTTACTAGTATCTACAGTAGAATCACGCCAAGATGCTATTGCTGTAATCGACTTAGATGGATACGATAATACCATTGGAACAATTACATCCGCTGCATCTGCATTTGATTCAAGCTATGCTGCTACTTATTGGCCATGGTTACAAACACTAAACACTACTGGACAAACAGTATGGGTACCTGCTTCAACAATGATTCCTGGAGTATATGCCTTTACAGATGCTTCAAGTGATGCTTGGTTTGCTCCTGCTGGTTTAACTAGAGGTGCTCTAGGTAATGTAATTAAAGCTGAAAGAAAATTAACTTCTGGAAACAGAGATACTTTATATGCTGCTAATGTTAACCCAATTGCAACATTCCCAGGAAGTGGAGTTGTAGTATTTGGTCAGAAAACATTACAAAAACGTGCAAGTGCTCTTGATAGAGTAAATGTAAGAAGATTGTTAATTGAATTGAAAAATTATATTTCTCAAATCTCTGATAACTTAGTATTTGAACAAAATTCAATTGCAACACGTAATAGCTTCTTATCACAAGTAAATCCATACTTAGAAAGTATTCAACAACGTCAAGGATTGTATGCTTTTAAAGTAGTAATGGATGAAACAAACAATACTGCTGATGTAGTAGATAGAAATGAGCTTGTTGGTCAAATTTACTTACAACCAACTAAAACAGCTGAATTTATACTATTAGATTTCAACGTATTGCCAACTGGAGCTACATTCCCAGCATAAAAAATAAAAAATAGAATATTTATAATAAACAGAACATAAAATGGCAGTATTAGATAGCAACGAAATTTTTTACACAGCGTTTGAGCCAAAACAGCAAAATAGATTTGTAATGTATATCGATGGTTTTCCATCTTACATTGTAAAAGGAATGAGTGCTGTATCCGTTACTCAAGGAACAGTGGCTTTAAACCATATTAACGTACAAAGATTCGTAAAAGGAAAAACAACTTGGGGAACAATTGATTTTACTTTGTTTGATCCTATTACTCCATCTGGAGCTCAAGCAGTAATGGAATGGGTTCGTTTACACCATGAATCAGTAACCGGTAGAGATGGTTATTCTGATTTCTACAAAAAGGATTTAACATTTAATGTGTTAGGACCTGTAGGAGATATTGTATCTGAATGGATTGTAAAAGGTGCCCTTATTACTAGTGCTACATTTGGTGATTATAACTGGGATACTGAAAATTCAGCCCAACAAATCACAATGACAGTACAACCAGATTACTGTGTATTGAATTTCTAAAAAACTTTCCCTCCACATATTCCTCGAAGGGGCTTGGCTTTGGTCAAGCCCTTTCTTATCTTAATATTTATTATAGAACAAAAGTTATTATAAATAAAGATTATGGCTGATTTTAGTCTCCCAACAGAAGAAATTGAACTTCCATCTAAAGGTATCTTATATCCTGAAGATAATCCTCTTTCTAGTGGTAAAATTGAAATGAAATACATGACTGCTAAGGAAGAAGATAT